GTTGCGCCATGTGCCGATCGGAAAATTAGGATTGTGGTTGAAGAGAGCCAAGGGGTTGCGGAGGAAATTTTTGAAATCCCATCCGGCGACATCGATCACGTCGCCGAACCGATCCGGGGTTGCGTCCGATAAAATGAATTCCGTTCCGCTTCCTTGTGTCGTGGTTTGCTTGTGCACGAGCTTGGCACCCGCGCGTTCCTCCCACGCGATTTGACATGCGTCCTCGGCCTCGTCCTCGTCGGCCCCCGCGTCGGTGAGCTCGCCAATGCAGCGATCCATATATTCGCCGTGCGATTCACCGTCCTCCGGGATTGGCACGTCGTCCAATTGCTTATTGCGATTGCGCCAAATGTCGAGGCATGCGGCGACCGCCTGTTCCTGTGGCCGCTTATCCTCGCCGGTGCCAATCATTTCCGGGACGCATCGCGACATCCATTCCGACTGCGATTCACCTTTGTGCGGTTTGATCGGCATGGCGGATCCTTTCTCACCAACGGCCTATCGTCCAAGCGACGCCGGCTTGCGAGCGCAGCGCCCATGAGACGGGAAGGCGGAGACGAATTGCGACGCAATCGGTTTGCCACGTGGATTGCGTTGGGCCGGTCATGAGGTCGGTTGGTGCATTTTCCATTTGCAAGGTGTTCTCGCGCCGCGCCGATATTTCCGGCACACCATCGAATGCGGAAACCAGCACGTCGGGCGCAACCGCGATCATGTCATTGGTGCCGCGCAGCGCGCGTGTGCCGATCATGGTGACGGGCTCATAGGCGTCGAGCGTCAATTGCGCTTTCATCGTGCGCGCCAAGCTTTGCAGATAGATCGGCGGCCGGAACGCGACCTCGGCGACCTCAAGATAGAGGTTCGTCAAGTCGCTGATCAGCGCGGTGCGCGGATCCGTTGACGGGTCGGCGGCAATTCCGATGACGCCATAGCGCAGGCCGGCGGGGCGCGCCGCGCTCGCGGGTTGGTCGTCGAGCAACACCGCGTCGAGTGTGAGCGCGACCGACCGCGTGAGCGCGTCCGCGATCAGGGCCTCGGCGTTTGAGGACCGCACCATTTCGCTTGTGAGAACGACAATGCAGGCGAGCTTGTGCGGCGTGAGCTTGCACAGTTCGGCCTGCCCCTGCACGACCGGGATCGGAAATCCTTCGGGCACGAATGCCGCCAGCGTTGGATCTCCGAACAACGTCGGCACAGAGATTTCGCCGGCGTTATCGAATGCGAGTTGCAGGCCGCTCGCGAAGATCCGCGCCGCCGCCGATTGCGGGGCGAGTGCGACCACGAATTCCGGCATGACCGTATGCACGAGCGCCGGCACGTCGGCCGTCGTCGCCGGCGGCGAGGCCGCGCGCAGCAACCACGGCACAACGCTATCGTCGCTCCCCCATCGGAGTTGCGCGACCCGATGCGCGGGGACGCCCTCGAATGCGGCGATAGCGGCCGCCGCGCATGCGCGCACGAGGCTCCGCACGCCGTGCGGAATTACCAATTCGCGTTTTGAATCCATGCCGCGCCTTGCGGCGAGCGCAACGCCCACGTCGCGGGCGCGACCATTTTGACGGCAACACTCGCGGTCTGGAACATGGAGGACACGGGCGGGGCGGGGAACGCCGCCGGCGCGCTATCCATGGTCAAGGTTGCTTGCGTCGAGATCTCGAATTCCGGCACGCCGGCCGCCGACACGACGGCGTTGACGGCAACCGCAATCACGGTGCCTTCTGGAACGGCGGCCGCCAGCGCGATGATATTGGCGTTCTGCCCTCCCCCTCGCGTCACAATCGCGGTGATCTGCGCGAGATTGCCGACGAATGCGATTTTGCTCGCGCCCGCGACCGGCGCGATCGCCGCGGCGAGCTTGGCGAGGTCGGCCACCATGGCGTCGCTTTTCTGCCCGGTGCCGGGATCCTCCGTGAGCGGCGCAATGCCGTTGAGCAAGCCGGCGGGTTGCGCGGGCGTGGCGGCGGCATTCGAGAACACCGCGGCGTCGAGCACGGGCCCAAGGCTTTGCGCGAGCATTGCGCGCATGAATGTTTCGGTCGGATCCTGCGCGAACAATTCCGTCGAGGCCACGGTAATGCCGGCGACCTTGTGCGGGTCGAGCCGCGCGCCCGCGCTCGTGCCCTGTAGAACCGGCTTTGCGTCGCCTTCGGCGACGAACGCAACCGGCACGGTAGCGAGGCCCGGGACGGTGACGCCGCCGAACTCGCGTCCGAGCGGCACGGAAAGCCCCATGTCGAACAATTGCGCGGCGGCCGAATACGGTTCGAGCATGGGAAACACCGCGGCCGCGATTTGCACGAGCGCGGCGGTGTCGGTCATCGTGTGCGGCGAGGTCGCGGCGCGCACGATCAAATGCGCGTCCTCGTCGAACGGCCATGCCTTGGCCGCGTGCTCGTCGGCGGTCATGGAGCGGTCAAGCCGCGAGCGCAGCGTCGCCATGGCGGCGCGCGAGATCGAAAGGATCGGGTCGCGCTTGAATGTGGAATGGTCGAGCGGTTTCATGATGCCTCGCATTGCGCGCTTGCCCAATCGCCGGCGGTTTGCTGGCGACAGATTTTCAGATTGCGATACCACGGCGACAGCCATCGCCAGCTTGCCCAATGCGACAACAGCGCCGTGATGTTCGGGTGCCCGATCGCGCCGGCGAGGTGTAGCGCCGCGGTGTCGACGGTCACGATCTCGTCAAGCAACGACATGAGCGCGGCGCAGTCGGCGAAATCCTCGAAGCGGAAATTCGCGACGCCGAGCGCGTCGGCCTCGGCCGCACCCTGCTGTTGCACGCTCACGAACGTGCGCTCGCGGCCGATGCGTGAGGTGAGTTCGGCGAGCGAGATCGAGCGCGGGTAATCGCCGTCATAGCGCACGCCGACCGACCACGCGACGCCGGTCGCCGGCCGCCCGATCCGCGCGCGCCATTTGTCGACGAGCCCGGGGTCGACCGTGAGATACGGGTCGAGCGGCACAGTGTCGGGCGAGATCTTCAGCATCGTGAGCAAATGCAGGAACGAGCAAAAGTAATCGGCCTCGATCAGCATGTCGGTGACCTCGCCGCATTGCGCCGCGAGCCGGGTCAATTCCGGCGGCACCATGAGCGTGACCTCGGCCCCCATGCGGCGCAACATCGGCACGAACCGCAAGCACATGATGGTGTCGCCGAACCCGTGGTCGTGCGTCAGCAACAGGTGCTTGTGTGCGAGCCGTTGGCCCTGCCACGGTTTGAGCCCGCAGGCGAGCGCGTCGCGGCGGTTCGGCCGCATAAACGGCGGCGTGCGCTCGCATCGTTCATAGACGTCGAGCCCCTCCCGCCAGCGACCGAGGCCGAGCAATATCATCGCGCGATTGAAATGCGCGCGTGTGGTCGCCGCGAGATCCAATGCGCGGTCGATTTCCGGCAATGCCGCCGTGGGATTGTTGGCGAACATCAAATGCCGCGCCCGGTCGAAATGGGCGAGATAGGCGTCGATTGTGCCGGCGGGCGTGAGCTCTTTCGGTAGCGCGTGATAGCCGACCGGCGCGCCGTGGCGATTGGAGATGCACAGGCGTTCCGGGATGTTTGCCGCATCGACGTTGTAAAGCTCGCCGTCGGCGGTGAGGCCGCGCCATCCGGCGTCATTGCGCTCGCATAGAACAATGGGCGCGAGCTCGGGGGCGTCGAACAGTGCCGTCATGTTGTTATCGCAAGCGCGGCAAGCCGCCGATCGCGCCGAGCAAGCAACTCAACAACGCGAAAATGAGATAAACCACGGCGATCATGATCACGGCCCAAATCACGATATTGAGTGCGGCCGCGACAAAGCCGAGCAAACCGGACGGCGAGGGCCCCGACCACGGCGCGCTAACCGGCGGCCAAAATGCACTCCCGGGAGCGCCGCCGCCGAGCGCCATGATCAGCAATCGCAACAGCGCGACAACGGCGATGATGATGATGACCCATACCGCAATGGCTTCCCAGAATGCGAGTGATAAGCATGCCATGTCAGCCTCCGCGCCGGTTCGGATGCGATTGCGCTTTCGCTTCCGGTTTTGCCAGCGTGACCGGGCGCGGCTTGTGCTGTTCGCGCTCGCGCCCGCCGCTCGTGAATTTGTAGGTCGCTTTCGTGAGTGCGCCGCGCAAGGCGATGCGCGCGCGATCGTCGAGGCGTTTCATGCTCGTGCCTCTTGCAAGGTTGCCCGGGCCCTCCGACCAACGGTTGCCACGGCGGGGCACCGTCGAGGAGGCCGGAAGGCCCGGGCGTGCCCCGGTCGCGAATCCGGGGAGCGGAATTGAGTCGCGTCCTTGAGTATCGGAACACGAACGTGCGACACTTGCGCGCAGAAATTCTCAAACGATCACGTTCGAATTGTCCGCTAACCCTTTGAGCATTTCCGGTTTGAGTCCCGTGTCGCGGCTCAAGATTCGAAAAAATATTCGAGGTGTGATATTATTATTTCACGTCGTCGGAAATGGCGGCGGGTTATTTGACAAGTGAACCCCCTGTGCAGAAAAGGCCCGCCCCGGGCCGCCGCGAGTTTTAAGCGACCGGGGGCGGGGAGTTTCTGTCATACCATGACACAAGGAGTCTACCATGCCCAAGAGGGCAAAAGTAAAGCTTACGAAGATCGAAAAGCTCGACCGCGACATTCGGCTCGCCTATCGCAAGCAAGAGCGCGCGATGGACATGCTCAAAAAAGGCGAGCGGATGTTGAAGACCTCGGCGAGCGACCTCGCGCGGCTTAACAAGAAAAAGGCGAGGCTCGAAAGTGAGCAATTCTTGTGGGCCAAGGCTCACGAGTCCACACTTGAGACT